CAGCTCTTAAAAAAGCGATAGCTAAAAAGAAAGGTGAAGAAGAATCTGAAGAAGATGATTCCGTCAAAAAAGAAGAAATTGAAATCGACATGACAGACGACATCAACGCTCTAGTAGCAGATGAAGACTTATCAGAAGATTTTAAAACAAAAGCGAAAACTATTTTCGAATCAGCAGTAGCATCTAAAGTCAAGGAAGCCTTGGTAGAAGCAGAAGCTAAGTTAGAAGAAGAAACAACACTAAAAATCGAAGAGATCAAAGATGATCTAACAGAAAAAGTTGATTCTTACTTGAACTATGTTTCAGAAAGCTGGGTTACAGAAAATGAATTAGCGATTGAGAGAGGATTAAAGTCCGAACTTACAGAAGATTTTATCAATGGTTTGAAAAAACTATTTGAAGAACATTATGTTGAAGTACCAGAAGACAAGTTTGATGTAGTTGAAGAACTAGCAAACAGACTTGACGAAATGGAAGATAAGTTGAATGAAGAAGTTGCTAGCAACATCGGAGCTCAACAAGATATCGAAGAACTTCAGCGTGAAAAAATTATTAGCGAGGCCTCTAAAGACCTAGCTGATACTCAGGTCGAGAAGTTGAAAGCGTTAGCTGAAGATGTAGATTTTGAGAGTACTGAAACATTCGTAGAGAAAGTTTCAACACTTAAAGAATCATACTTCGGAATAGCTAAAGTCGAAGCTGTCTCTGACGAAAGTACTGTAGTTAGTAGCGATGCTGATTTTTCTGGAGCGGGCGATGTCGCTCAACCAGTTAATGAAGGTATGGCAAGATATACTACTGCATTAAGTAAATTTTCTAAGTTAGAAGGTAAAACTTTTAATGAAGAAATTAAATAAGGAGAGATAAACAAATGTTTATGTCAGAAAACTTACAAGAAAAATGGGCACCAGTCCTCGAACATAAAGACCTTCCGAAAATTGAAGATAATTATAAGAGAGCTGTAACATCCGTTATTCTTGAGAACCAAGAAAGAGCAATGATGGAAGAAAGAGGGCAGATGAATGAAGCCCTTGGAGCTGGTACTGGTACGGTAGTTGGAAGTGGTGTTACTGCTACTGCTGCTAACTGGGACCCTATCCTAATTTCACTTGTTCGTAGAGCGATGCCAAATTTGGTAGCCTATGATATCTGTGGCGTTCAACCAATGACAGGACCAACTGGTCTTATCTTTGCAATGAAAGCAAGATATGTTGATAGTACAACTACTATTGATAGAACAGAAGCATTATTCAACGAAGCTGATACAGACTTCGCTGGTGGTGGAACACATGCAGGGAGCGATCCGTTCCAAGCAAGTTCATCTAATGCTGCAGTTCAAACAGGATATACATCTGGTGCAGGAGTTGCTACGGCGACTGCTGAGATCGACTCAACGATTCCAGAAATGTCTTTCACGATTGAAAAAGCTACAGTTACAGCAGTAAGCAGAGCGCTTAAAGCTGAGTACACAATCGAACTAGCACAAGACCTTAAAGCAATTCATGGTCTTGACGCTGAAACAGAATTAGCAAACATACTATCTGGTGAAATCCTAGCGGAAATCAACAGAGAAGTTGTTAGAACTGTTAACACACAAGCAAAAGTAGAAGGATTGGCATCAGAGCCTAACCACACTGCGACTGCTGTGAATGGTCAATTCAACCTAGACACAGATTCTTCAGGAAGATGGTCAGTTGAGAAATTCAAAGGTCTAATGTACCACATTGAAAGAAACGCGAATTTAATCGCTAGACAAACTCGTAGAGGTAAAGGTAACTTTATTCTATGTTCTAGTGATGTAGCGTCAGCTCTTGCAATGGCAGGTGTACTAGATTACGCACCAGCTTTATCTACAAATTTATCTGTAGATGATACTGGAAATACATTTGCTGGAGTCCTAAACGGTTCTATCAAAGTGTATATCGATCCATACTACACAAGTGTCTCAACGAGACCTACTGGTGTAACTGGTGGTGAAGGATATTGTACTGTCGGTTATAGAGGAACTAATCCTTTTGACGCTGGTGTATACTATTGTCCTTATGTACCATTACAGATGGTTCGTGCAGTTGGTGAAGATACTTTCCAACCAAAAATCGGATTCAAAACTCGTTACGGCATGGTTTCAAACCCATTCGTAGGAGCGACTCCGGCCAATGGTCTAGCTACTGTTAATACAAATTCGTATTACAGAAGTTTCGAAGTATTGAACCTTCTCTAAGTCTTAGATTTAGTATTAAAAGGGACTCTTTCGAGTCCCTTTTTTTTGGACGGACTTTTGTTTGTTATAAATATAGGTATATGAAAGAAAAAGAAATCAATCAGAACTGGTACGGTCTTGAAGATAAAATAAGTGAGAGAGAAATGAATATAATAAATAATGAGAACAACGGAATGATCACTTTTGATCAAATACTACATGAGTTTCAAATGAACAACAGAAGATGTGAAGTTGGTGTAGTTGATGGAAAATTTGGAATACGAATGTGGGAAAACAAACTGTGGATGAAAGATGAGATGATGACAGGACATACAGAACAATACGCAGAGGACGCAGCCGATAATTATGTGTTCGGGATTAAAAACTAATGGCACAATGGCAATCAGATCAACCTACTAACTTAAACTATTTAAGTCCTGTAAATTTTGATCTACAATTAAATAAACTACCTAAGACAAAATACTTTTGTACAGGTGTATCTTTACCTGGTGTAAATTTTAGTGAAACTGTTCACAATACCACAATGGCGATTCAATCGTACTTGCCTGGTGATAAAATTACATTCGATCCTCTAACGGTAACTTTTGTTGTCGATGAAGATATGACAAACTATCGTGAGATATTTGACTGGATTATGAATCTAGGACCAGGAGTTGATACGGATGACTACAAGAATCTAGTAGATTCAACTATAAGTCCACAGGGTAATTTCAGTAGAGCTTCATTCGAGAATATGTATTCCGATGCTACTATTATTGTTAACACAGCTTCCAATAACGCGAATGTAGAATTCATGTTTGAAGATTGTTTTCCAACAAGTCTCGGACAAATTGAATTTAACTCAGGAGCAGATGGTGTCGAATACGCCAGTTGTGATTTAACCTTAAGATACACACTATTCAAAATCAAATCTAGTACTTAACAAGTACCCTATATACTATATACATTATGAATTTAAAAGACATACAAACTATGTGGAAGACGGATTGTCCGATCGACAGTATCGAACTAGACCTATCTTCTTTAGAACAACCCAAATTACACGCCAAGTACTGTGAAATCTTATCTGATAAGAAGTTAGAAGTCATTCGTTATGAACGACAGATGAAAGAACTCGATAAAGATAAGTGGTTATGGTACAGTGGTAAAATGACCAGAGATCAGATTGATGACAAAGAATGGGATTACGATCCTTTCGGTGGACTCACAGTTCTCAAATCCGATTACCATAAATTCTCAGGTGCTGATAAGGACATACAAGACTTGTATGAAAAATTACAATACCTGAAAATAACAGTCGAAGCATTGACTGATATTGTCTCTCAAATTACTTGGAGACATCAAACGATAAAGAATATTATAGAATGGCGAAAGTTCATGGCAGGCTCATAGTAGCCAAAACAGACGAAGTATATCTAACAGTATCAACAGAAGATTCCATACGGAAAGAACTTTCAGAATTCTTTAAGTTTAAGGTTCCTGGAGCGGAATTCATACCAGCTGTAAGAAAAAGATTTTGGGACGGATATATTCGTCTTTACAACCTAACTACAAATAAAATTTATTTGGGATTGTACGACTACCTCAAAGAGTTTTGTGACGAGAGAGGTTACGAGATTGAAGGATATACGAAAGATACAGATGTATTTACTATAGAAAGATATCAAGAAATTGTTAAAGACATACCATTTGAACTTAGAGATTATCAAAAAGATGCAGTAGCATATGCAGCTCACAATCAAAAGTGTATTCTAGTATCACCGACAGCATCAGGTAAATCTCTGATGATATACAGTCTTATAAGATATAACTTTTTAAAGAAGAATAAGAAAGCATTAGTGATAGTTCCGACAACATCTTTAGTAGAACAGATGACTAAAGACTTTAGAGATTACGGATTTAGAGGTGAGATTGCTAAGATATACGGTGGTGAGAAAGGAGCTGATGCTCCAATCGTTGTAACTACATGGCAGTCAATGATGAGAATGCCTAAAGGATTTGGTAATGAATTTGGAATGGTGATTGGTGATGAAGCTCATCTATTTGCAGCAAAGTCACTAACTAAGATCATGGAATCATTAACTGAAGTTAAGTATAAGATAGGTACGACAGGTACTTTACAAGAAACAAAGACACATAAACTACAGTTAGAAGGCATGTTTGGTCCAGCATATTTCGTTACAACCTCAAAAGAATTGATGGACAGAGGAACATTAGCTAAGTTAGATATACAATGTTTAGTATTAGCATATTGTGACGAAGAAAGAAAACTTGTTAACAAGATGACATATCAAGAAGAGATGGATTGGATA